AGATGATTGTTTTGCTGTAGATTTTGCTAAATCAATAGATTCTCTAATCGTAGGAGTGTTTAATATAGCTCCGTGATAGAATTGACTACTTACTGTCTTATCGTTAAATGCTAACCCAATAGAAACATCATCGGAACCAGATTTGTATAATTGTATTAAATAATCTTCTGTTATTGCTGATATTTTGGATGCTGATGCATAATTGCCAGGTAGTGTAAGAGACACAGGTTATGCCTCCTCAAATCGGGATTTCCGAGTTCTATGATTCTCCATTCTATCAAAGAACTCATCAAAAGAAACTAAAAAGTTATTATTTACCGTCTGTGCTCCTTGTGGGGTGATTTGTCCTGTTTCATTAATTCTTCTGGCTGTCTCTACTCCAATAGAAGATACAGCGTGTCTATTTAGCACAAACTCTCCTGGTTCTAACATAGTTGGTTGTGTATCACCTAACATATTTCCTTCTACCACTCCTCCAAATTGTTTCCCTGGCATTCTTTGTGAAGAAATCAATGCTGCTTTTGCTAAACCAGATGTTAATGTAATTCCAGCTGCAACCAAATTAAACGGATATGGTAAAGTGGTTAATGCTTTAGTATAAGCCTCATATGAGTTAATTAAAGATGATGCTACTGCTGCAGCTTTACCAATATTAAATAATGACCTGGTTTGTTTGCCTCCAATTTGTGCAACTTGCATAAATGTTTGCCCTAAATCACTTAATGCTTGTTCCGAAACTATACCTGCAAATCTAATACTTTCCCCAAATGTAAGTCCTATTTCAGCAGCTTCTGTCTGTTTTACCTTCACTACCTCAAATGCATCTGCAACTTTTCTAAGTTGTAAGGGAATCATTTCACCAAATATGACTGCATTTCCTTCAGCATTTCTACCAGTTTCATCAAATGCCTCACCAGTTTCAGTAAACTTAATACCATTTTCTTCTTGAGTGGATGTTAATAAAGCATATTCTTCTCTCAAACCAGCAATCTTATCATTTAAGCTTTGAACTCTTTGTTCTGCCAGTTCTATAACATCGTTATTAGCTTTAGTTAAATCAATATTTCCACCCATTGCTAATGCTAAATCACGCAAAGGATCTGGTTTTCTTAAATCAGCTAATGTTCTTTCAGCATCAATAAGTTCCCTTTCAGCTGAAACTAATTCTTTCTGCTGGTCAGCTAGCATTTCTTGTGCTGCAATTAATCGTATTCTACGTTCAAATTCTACATTAGATTCTTTTTGTGCTGTAAGTAACTCATCAATAGATGCCTTTTCTAAATCTATATTTCCAATATAATCTGGATACTTATCCTGTAAATCTTTAATTGCTTCATTTCTACCAAGTTGCGAGGTATTCACATCAGTCAATACATCAAATAATATATTTAATTCTCGTTGTTCGTCCTGCATTTTCTCAACATCACCAATCTCAACGAACTCTGTTAAAATATCGGCCCATCCCCCTACACTCTCAACCACATCTTTAATCATCGGCAACAATCTTGAACCCAATGCATTACTTAACATAGCAACACTATCTTCCATATTAGATAATTTACCTTGGAAAGTTTCGGCTAACAAGTCAGTGCTACCAGCTATTCTACCTGCTGGGTCTTCTATACTTTCTATCATAGCCTTTCTAAACTCTGGTAATGATAGTTTTGTTAAATCATCTATACCAGTTTTCATTTGGATAAGAGTTAATACACCTCGTTCTCTTAATACATCAGCTGCACCTGCACCCGCTGCAAAAGCCCTACCAAATGCTGCTGATGCTTCAACTATACCAATCCCCATAAAAGCAGCCAAGTCAGCAATAGATTTAGTGGTAGTTGAGGCATCTGCTCCAAATGCTTCTAATGTTGCACCAGCTTCCACTACTCCTTGTAATGCAAATGGAGTTGTTGCTGCAATCTTATTCAATTCCTTAAATAATGCTGTACCTTCTTTAACACTACCACGAATAGCAATCAACCGAGTTTTTAATGTCTCAAACTCAGCAGCAGTTCTTACTGCACTTTGAGCAACCTTAAATAAACCAACAGCTACAGCACCTAATGCTGCAGGCCCTGCTAATCGTTTAGCTGTTTCTGCAATACCACCAAGTTTCTTATCAACTTTGTCTGTATCACGGACAGTTTTATCAGCACCTTTGGTTTTATATAATATCTCAAATACTTCTCTTGGCATTATTAACTCCTAGCTATCTGTGCCCTCATACGAGCATTACTTGCAGCTCTCTTATGAGAATATTGGCCACATGCGGACATTTCCCTATCTATATATTGTAAATATCTCAATTCTCTATCATCTCCATTAAAAGGTTTCCCATACTTAGTTACGGCAGACCATAAGTTAGTCCAATCATTATACGATTCACTCCATAGTGCTTTAGGGTTAGCAAAGAAAGGAACTTGCATATATAAAGCTTCACCAACAGTAGTTTTCGTATTACGTGACTCATTTACAATGCGCACCACTTCATCCCTAACTTCACGTTTGTTATATTTTACCACCTTGTTTAAGGTAGGGGATTGGGCTTCGTAGGTGTATAATATTTTCTCGGGATATGGTGTCTTTGGAAATCCAAAATATAAACACCACACCGCGAGAGCTAATCCCCAGGTGTAAAAGTCGGTATGTCCAGATACTCTAATGTTATTTCATTTAGAATATCTAAGGCTTCAACATCTTCAAACTCATCAAATACTTTATCTGGTTCATCAAATGCTATATCTGCAGCAAATCCTAACATCTGTCTAGTTTTCTCGTTAGCTCTATTACCCTCTTTACCAAGTTCTAAAATTAAATCTTCCCAGATTCCTTTTAATCTCTGTTTGTCCGAGAATCCAATAGGCTTAACATAGAAATCGCCATGTAGAGTTTTAACATCTATGGTTTTCTCCGCCATTATATATCTCCTAACTAACAGTTATGCTGTATAAGTTTTGTCCTGATCCGTCAGCTGTAGCTTCAAATGGTATATCTACAAATACACCCTCATCATCAAATGTTTTAGTATATCCAGTATAAACTGCTTGAGGAATACTGATTGTTACATCTTGTCCCCCAAAAGATATAGGATGGGTGCTACCTGTAAAGAATGCTCCTAATACACCAGCGGTTGCTTCATCAGAATTATCATCATACTTAACGCTAACTGAACCACCACAAGTGTATTCACCTGCTCTGGAATATACTTCCGCTCCACCATCAACACCATTAAATCCGTGTCTACTTCCTGGATATCCTAAGCTCAATTCCATAGAACGAATAACTACATCATTCCCACCAACAGTTTTGGTAGGTTGTGCTGTAAATACTGGTTCTACTTTAGAACTAGTCATTCGGGTAGCAATTTGACCAGTGTTAAGTCCGTGAGCACCAATAGTAGGTTTATACCCACTATAAAGTGTTCCACCAACCTTTAGTCTGCCACCATCACCTGCTATATCCCAAGTAAGATTTAAGTTTGTTAGCATACAACTATGTAATGTTCTTGCATTAGCTGCAATAGGATCAGCAACTACTATCGTGAATAGGTTAGCGTTTGCACTTGCACTTACATAAGTATCAGGTGTAAAATCACCTGCTACCGTATAAGCCGAACTAGCATCTTCACTAATACCTGCTAATAGGTTATTTAATGGTATTTTATTATTAACCACCCATTCAAAGTCAGCAGTGTAAAAAGACCCAGATTGTGTTGCAAAATGATCGCTACCGCGTTTCATCTGCTGACCAATTCTTTTGGTTCTGTCTTGAACTACATTATCCCAACTAATATCAATCGGTTCATTTAAGTCCAAAATAGCAGCCATGCGTTCGCTCGTTTCAGCTTCACCCATACTACCTGTTTGAGCCAATAAAATTACTTGATATTGATGAGGACTATTAACTTGTCCTGTTATAGCCATATTTATGCTCCTTGTTTATTATTAATGTCCACGATCTTTACGATCATACATGAAATCAACGCTAGATGATAATATTTCTTCTCTCGTTGGTTCATCTGGCACTGTTTCTTTCTTCTTTTTCCGTTTTTTGGAAACTTTTTCTACACAATCACTTATTTTATCGGCAACATCTTTATCAATATCCACCTCTTTTCCTGCAAGTAATGCGTAATACTTTTCTTTACCTAAACCCTGATATTTACTATCAGTGCCTAACTTCTCAAACTTTTCCTTAAATGCTTTATATTTCATTATTAAACATCTCCTATTATTTGTACCGACATAGTAGCAGTTACTAAATCAGTAATTTCCTGTTCATCTTCAGGTAAAAGCTCACCAGTTAAATACTCTATATTTGTTACGAGTGCTTGTGTCCATGCCTGGTCGGCTGATGGGTCAAATCCTCTATTAGTATTTATGGTCGCTTTAACCTGCTCTGCCTTTTCAGTAACGTCATCTAATACTTGTTTTCCAGTACCACCACTATCTATCTTGTAATACTTTACCTCAAATGTCTGCTGTCGTGTTTCACCACTACCTATTCTAGCTTGCATAAACTCATTATTCACAGGTCTAATATTAAAGTATGGAAACTCTCGTTCTCTAAATAGCATATCATAATGTACTGGAACTGCTCCTCCAAATAATCCTTTGAGGATAGAACCAAGTTTATCATATATCGTTTTTGTCTGATTAGCCATCTATTATTCCTTACTAATAAATATCAATAAATTAATCATATACACTTTTATTATCTCGCGTGGAGTTCCATAACTCCAATTTCACCCATATCTACTTCCATAGCCGAACCTTTTATTATATAATAATCTCCAGCGGTATATATATCACTACTACCTGAACTATGTGAGAATAATGCACTTAATCCTTCTCCAATACTTTCATAATTACTGCCAGGTATTATGCCGGTAGATACATCTACGTTAAACACGCCATCATCGTCTCCAGTGGTCGTTTTCAGTCTTATAGTGGAAGCGCTGCCTGTATTATAAGTTCCACCCGTAGTACACTCTACCTTTAAGTATCCGTAATTTCCTGCGAAAGTACCTACTAAATCTAATATTTTCCAATTAGAAGCATCTGCTAAATGTGATTCTGTAATGGTTCCTGTTTGAGTTCCTCTCTGTATCTGGCTGTATAAAGATATATCACCTTTCTTAATACCAGTAATAATCTCTTGTGCTTTAGTTGTTAGTGCATCTGCTCTTACTTCATCTCTACCTCTAACCAATTCTGCACACGCCAATAGTGAGTTAGCCTTTATTAACACATAATCATAGTTTCTACCTGTGGCTGAGTTCTCACGTTCAAATAAAGAGAAATTACCTAATGATGCAACTACATATTCTGCCTGTTCTTTAACCACAGTTTCTTTTAATGTAGTCCAATCTTGTCCACCCTTTACAATAGATGCTGATGGATGAGATGAAGCTGAAACTATTACATAATCTTCATCACTATTGTAATACCATTCATTACCAGCATCAACAGCATTTTCAGTTGTGGTGGCTGAACCTAAATCTTTCCCATTTAAGTATAGAACTTCCGTATAGCCTGAATTATGAGCAACATATTTACTACCCGTTGTAACCCAACGTGTAATCTCTGTCTTTCTATCATAATCATCTATATTATTTACGATAGCTTTTAAGTCACTTGTAGTATTGCAAAAACTGCTATTAAATATGCTCACCTTAACTCTCCTTTTATTTCTTCATTACTTTTAGGCCAGTTAATACTTTCTTAATTGAGGCCCAAATAAGATCATCTGCTTTACTCGGCGATAAGGCAACTATCTTATCTATTACCATTATGCCAATTAAAACATATTCCCAATTTGATATAATATATTCTATCATTTGTATTCTCCCTGTTAAATAATTCCTACTATTTTAAATGCTATAGTGATCATTCCAATTCCACCAATTCCAACATAAAAAAGTTTCTGTATCCAATTTAATCTTTTTTCGTGTTCTGCTAACTTACCATTCTGTATTTCATTTTGTTTTACTAACCATTGCAAAGAATACCAAGTCTTTTCTCTATAAGTGCTTAACTTAATCGGCATAGGTGGTGGTGTAAAATCAGTGCTATTCATTCTCAAACTCCTTTAATAATAATATTTCTTCATTAAACTCCAATTTTGGAAACTCTTTTGGTAAATAACTCACATCAGTTTTCTCATACCACTCTATTACTTGTAATGGGTTCTTTAATTCTTTTAATACTAATTGTTTCATATCTTTTGGTAATGAGGCTATAATACCATAAGTGGCTCTTTGTAATACATTCCCACAAGCAAAATCTAATGCAATCATTTCTTTAATCTTGTAAATCCACATTTCCTTATCTAATCTATCGTGGTCTTCTTCTGTTAGTTCTCCAAGTTGGTCTTTCAAATAACATGCCTGTTGGTAAAAGTTACAAAACTCTTTCTTCTGTTCTTCTGTACCTCTTATTTTATCTTCTAATCCACTCTCTAATTTCCGTGTCTTTATCTCTGCCCGTTTCTTCTTAAAAATATTATTAGATGTTTCAGCAATATATTTCTGTTCTTCTATATCTACAAATGTTTCTTCCATACCAAACATACTACTCTTAATGCTCGTATATCTACCATGCAATTCTCTTAAAGATTGTTTATATTGCCCATATAAAGTTCCACCTGACCTAACAGTAATAAAATTGTCCTGTTGGAACTTGGTATGATGTGAAGTATGGTCTTTGAATAATTCTTGTAATTTATTCATTATGCAGATGCCCCAAGTGAATGTTGTGGTTCATAAGTCAAATCAGTTACATTAGTCCAAGTATTACCACTCACACTATATTTCTCAACCTTGGGGCCAGAATAATCGTTATTATCTCCAGCAATACTATATCCAGTATCTCCATCGGCGTCTAGCGATGCACCCCCAATATCTACTTTTTCATTATTAGTATCTGTTTTAACACTCCAACTATCACCACTCACACTATATCCCCGAACTTGATTACTCATGCTGAGGGAATCTTCCGGAGCATCCCAACCATTATGCATATATAAATTACCCCCGGCAGTAAATCCGGCACTCCTTCCATCACCACCCACCCAATATCGTAATGAATAAAGTGAAGTCATAACAGTTATAGTATTAGTTGCTAAAGTATATTTATCTGTTGCCCCATTATTTGCACCACCACCACCATCAACATTATCATTAACCATAAACCACTTAGCAGAGGTTGAATCTCTATCTATTACTCCGGAGGGCATGGCCGCCATAAGATGTGAAGCATTTGTGCCAGTATCACTCCAACTATCTCCTGAAACTGAATATTTATGAATATCATAAGTCTTGTGTGTTGACCTCGCACCATCGATGGGCCCATAGGCTTTTCCACCAGTCATATAATAATCACCATTCATTTTTCCGTGAGACCTCTTATAGTTTTCATCTGCAAATTGTGTTAAATTTCCCCAAGAATCACTGCTTATAGTATATCCGGCATGATGCTTATGTCCGTCACTATCCCTACCACCTTGTGCATACACTACTCCTGCAATACCTACTGCTGTGCCTAAATTACATGCAGTTATACTCGCAGCTGTTTTTGCTGTCCAAGTGTTTGCATCGGGATCATATTTGTCTATATTTGCCACAAAACCTGGTGAAGCGGCATCTTCTAAAAATCCAAATAAACAAAATATATTCGCTTCACCTTCACCACCTGCCGCTCCTGGTATATAGTTCCAATAACTCATATTAGATTCTTTCCATCACTAATGTCCAATCCAAATCGGTAATTGCTTCACTACCCGTTATATGTAGGGATAATGTCTCATCTGTAAAGGTGCTTGCACTTGCGTGAAATAAGTTTTCTACTAAGGGTCCTGTTTCAACACTAGCACTTATTATATGTAGACCACCACCCAAATTAACTTGAGAACCACTCGGGCCTATTGCAAAGGATGCCGTTACAGCTCCCGTGACTAAACTCATAGAAGATGATATAATCTTTCTTGCTATACTACCACTTCTAATCAAGGTATAGAAACTACCTGGATGAGTTATAGAAGGTGATTCTATCATACCACTTATAGTTTCTCTAAATCCCATTAAGGTATTATATGATGCTGAAGCTGCAGTGGATGCTGATATCGCTGTTGAAGATGATGGAATATTTGTTAAATTACTACCATTACCTGCAAATGAACCACTAAACGAACCAGATAGTCCTTGAGTGCTTGTATGTCCTTCATATGAACCACTAAACGAACCACTAACACCTGTAAATTCTGTTCCAGTTCTAACCACCGTTCCGTCTACCGCTACAGTAGCACTTGCATTACCATTATAGGTAAATGAACCTATACCTGTTCCATCACTTAAACTACCAACTACACTATCAGCCACATCAGCTCTAATAGATTGAGATGAAGATACTGCGTTAGATGCTGAACCATATAGATATGAACCACTACTAACATATATATCGTGCGTATGCAAGGATCCCGTCATCTCAATTCTATCACCTGCACCATCACCGAAAGTAGAATTACCTGTAATGGATAATCCATTAGCAACTACACTATCTCCTGACGTTATATTTCCGTCTGACTGTATGGTGCCTGATGATGTTATATTACCTGCAACATCTAAAGTTTCTGTAGGAGTGTAATGATTATCACCAATTGCAACACCAGCACCTCTAGCTACCAATTTTGCTGTTAATGTATCTCCTGAACCACTATCTGCTAATTTAAGTGCGAAATACCCTTTTACGCCGCCGGCACCAATATCATCAGCACCATTATCTGCTACAACTTCCAAAGTACCCATAGCGTTGTAATTACTACCATTATACCCGTATGAGTTTAATTGCATAACACGAGTAAATGCATCAACCGCAGTTGGTGTCTTTGGTGTTCCTTTAGAACGCCAGAACGACACATCCCCACTACCATCTACTTCATCATGTATTCTAAACATAGCTGACGATGTAAGTGAATTACCAGTACCATCAGGATGATTAACAACAGTAAATACTGCATTTTGAGTTGTCCCATCAGTAAATGCTAAATATCCCATATCATCCGCTGATCCGCTACCATTAAGAATTAACTGACCAGTAGCTGACTTAAAGAACATAGAACGGCTAACTTCACCTGCCTTATGAACGAATAAATCACCACTACCACTTATATTACCACTAAATCCTCTTGTTCCATCTGCTAAAATATATTGTGTATGGTCGTCATCTGATAATCCACCTAATAAACTGTGGTCTGATGCAGATGCTTCAGTATCAGTTACTCTGGTTGATAATGAAGAACTTGTATTTAATATATCTACTCCATCTACCGTTCCCCCTACTGTAATATTAGTTCCTACATCTAATGCAGTTCCTACATCTAACGATGCACTCATCTCTACCGAACCAGTAAATTCGTGTTTATCATCAGAAGTATCACCAAACATAGTTGAACCACTTGAGAAGCTTTGTGATAAATAAGTTACTGATGAACTGAGGATATATTGTTTTGCTGTTAAATTACCTTCAACTGTTACATCACCTTCCGCTTTAATATTTCCACTTGCAGTTATATGACCTGTTGTGGTTATATTACCATCTACATCCAACACTTCATCAGGATAGTAATTATTCGCACCTAAACCAATATTTCCATCAGACCTAACAATAAATCTTGTAGTTAGAGTATCTCCCGAACCACTTGCTGCTAATTTAAGTTGATATGCACCTGCTACTCCACCTGCACCGATGTGGTCAGCGGCAAACTCTGAGAACATTTCTTGCAAACCTATAGGATAATAATTACTACCATTATATCCATATGAGGTGAGTTGCATTGCTCTATCAAATCCATCTACGGTAAGTGGAACTTTTGCTGTTCCTTTTGAACGCCAGAATGAAATATCTCCAGTGCTATTCTCGTCATCGTGAATCCTAAACATCGCAGAAGATGTAAGTGAATTACCACTACCGTCTGGGTGATTAACAACAGTAAATACTGCTGCCTGTGTTGTAGATCCGTCTGATAATGTTAAATGCCCCATATCGTCATCTGAACCACTACCATTTAGGATTAGTTGGCCAGTATGAGACTTAAAGTATAATGAGCGGCTAACTTCTCCAGCTTTATGCACAAATAAATCTCCACTACCAGATATACCATTAGTATATAGGTCACCTGATTTAATTGTTACATCACCAGTTGTTTTATTAAATGTAAAATCACTTGAACCTGATGTTGTAGCACTATCCTTAAACTGAACCGCTGTATCTGGCCCTGCTGGAGATGCTGATGCAGTTATACCTGTTAAATAAGTACCATCACCCGAAAATGAACCTGAGAACTTGGATGCAGACATTTCACCTATATCACCTAAATTAATATTCGTATTCGGTAATATATCTGATCCTGAAATACTTCCTGATAATTTACCTGCTGCTACCAATCCTGTTAAAGATACTGATGTTCCTGATGCAGTATCCCACTCTATACTATTCTGTAATTTAACCGAACCTGTGATTGTATGTAAATCAGTTATAGTATTACCAAAATTAGTATCACCTGATCCACTTATTACCACCTTGTTAAATTCTGAACTTGATATAGTTAAGTTTTCTATGTTTATATCATCTTCTAATGCTACTGTTGCTGTTGAAGCACCTGTATATGTAAAATCTTGTATATTCTTACCATCAGTTAGTGCATCACTTACTCCTACATTGGTTAAACCACTACCATCCCCCACAAATGAACCACTAATAGTAGAACCACTTATAATTGAACCACTAATAATATTACCATATATGGTTGTGGTTGCCATATCATAAGTTAAAGCACTACCATCTCCTACAAATGAACCGCTAATAACTGAACCACTAATGGTAGAACCACTAATAATACTACCATGTATAGTGCCAGTAGTTAAGTTACTACCTGATATATCACCCACTACATAGAACGATCCTGTGAATGAATGTATATCGTCAGCAGTATCACCGAACTTAGTTGAACCACTTTGATATATCACACTAACATTAGTTAATTCGGTATTAAATTCTTGTGCAGTTATAGTTCCTGTTGCAGTTATATCACCATCTACATTCATAGCACCACTTATAGGAAAATCTCCTATCCAGTCACCACCAAAAGAACCACTAAGCCTCTTGTTTACCGTATCTACTACAACTACGGGGTTTTCATCTTTATCATAAAATATAATTAAATCTGTAAAGTCCTGTTTGGGCTTATACGTCATTTTGTTTGATCTTAAATCAAGGCGTCTTAACTTCATAACTGAATCTCCTTATCACCCGTTCTATTGTGCATAAATATATAATAAGCATAACTATTTTGTATCAAACTATCTAAAGTTTGAGAAATCTTTTTATTTTCTAATAATGTTGTGTTTAACATATCATAGTTCTCCAATTTGAGTCAATGCCTAAGACATCGTCTACAATAATTAATAAAGTGTTCAGCTCAACTGAATAATCCAATAAATATTTGTTATAATATTCAGTATCTAAAAGGTCTTAACATACATATATGCACTCTTAAATATATATTAAATTATCAGCTGAGCCTACACTATTCTATTTTGTTTCGTTTAATTACGAAATTCGTGAGACTACCCGCACGCCATAATTATCCGTCAAAACACCAGCTGCACCAAAGTAAGAGCCAACCCAAGAACTTTTCAGCTTTGAGCCTTCCCTTTCTTCTTCTACACGGATTAGGTCATCCCCACTCCATGCAAATGCCAGACATTCCTTATTTCCAGCAATAGCATCAGCGTTAGGTGTGGAAGCACTAACACTACCAGTAATTTCTGGTGTGGTTAATACATCAAATCCAGCTAAACGACCAACATATCCATTACGGACAGCTTCGTCTTGTGCTGGGGCACCTGCAAAGTTAGAAGTATTTACAAAATCTTCTAACAATCCATAGGTTTTATCCCAAACTTGTTCTGTTGATCCTACATAAAAATAAGGCCCTGGAGCGTGATTGTTACGTAATGTTTTCATTGCGTCAAACAATACATCAATTTTCATTTCCGCAGATCCTGTACCAACAGAGTTGGAAAAGGCATTTGCTTTTTGGGCTAATTGTGCATCCAAGTCAGCTGCTAATGCATTACCTAAATGTTGTCCTAAACGAATCTCTGGACGGTCTACATTAGACCATTTGGCTTCGTCATGCAACGGAAGGTTTATCGCTCTCATAGCAAGCTCATAGGTTCTCTTTTGAGAATCTAATGCGGTTTCACTAACCGTGCCGCCTGCGGAGTGCGATGCAACATCTGCACTTGTTACTTGGTTTGTACCATCATTCCAAACTGGAACTGAAATCTTATCAGCTCTGGGTTCACTAAAAACGGATACTAATGATGTATCAGGTCTCAATGGATTTACGAATACTCCAGCCGTTACGAAACGCTGGATTGCTTCAGCTTGTATAATATCAGCTAATGCACCGGCAAAATTGCCACTATCACCTGTTGCCATAATTAATTCTCCTTAATATGGTTAAAAACTCGGTCATATGCGTTATCCCATCTACGATTCCATCCTTGTCTAATGGATGCTCGTCCAGGTACGGATTCTTGTCCTGTGGACATTCTAAATCCGTCCTCAAAAGGTATTTCCTCTTTTCCATCATAGATCCATTTCTGTTCTCCTTCGTGAGTATATCCGATAGAAACTCTACCTTCTTTATCAGGAGTAAAACCCTTGATATTAGTAGGTTCTTTTATCTCCTTAAACTCCGAAAGATTCAGCGACTTTTTACCAGCCTTTGATCCTTGACTTACTGAACTTGTCGATGATTTTTTCATAATCGTTCTTCTTTAGCTCCCCACGACTAAAAGCATATGCTGCTTGTTGCGGTGTGGTAAATCCTTCAACAATAACAGAGTTACTGCCAGGTTTATCTGAGCTAACACTTGGGACAACTGTTTGCACCTCGTTTTTGTTTGTAATTTGTTTCATATAAGTCCTACGTTCTGCAAACGGTAGAGATTGTAAAATAGTTTTACTATCTTCATTATCACCTAATTGTTCTAACCAGGTCGTAGTCCTTCTCTCTTGATAATCCGTGTATTCCTTAGCTAACGGCTCATACTTGGTTAGTTTATCTTGCAACTCTTTAAGTTGTAAGTCTTTAACTTCCAAAGTTTTTCCTTCATCTTCAAGGCGTTTTAACTCTGCTTGTTTTTGAGATTCTACCTGATTATCATAGGCTGATCTCATCTCTTTTAAAGCATCATTAACTTCTTTAAACCTTGCATAAGGGATACTGTCTGGGACTGTTTTGACGCTGTCTGATTCAGCGGGAGCATTTTGTATAACACTTTGCTCTGAAGTGGTTTCACTATTTACGGGAGTGACCCCTGTTTCTATTTCACTCATAGTTGATTTCCTCTTTTTAACGTCTTGTTTGACTTGTTAATAAATATCTTTTAATGTAAAAAAATCATAATGTTTATATATATAAATATTTTGTGTATATTTATTTCCGTTTTCTAATTAATGGTTTGGATAAATCTTCTCCTTTATACGAAACTGGCACCATAACACATCTACAATTATCTCTACATATTGAAAATCCACTACCTGGTAATCCTATTAGTTGGAAAGTTTCTAATGTTTCTATTCTATTATGTCGTATAACACAATCAGGACATACTCTCGTATCTGATACTGTAACCCATCTAAACTCCTTTATTCCTGCCTTTCCATATAGATTTCGTTGTGCTGCACCTGAAGCTAACACTATAGCACTCTTTATAGTATTCTTTATTCTATTTCTAAATGCACCGAATAACCTTCCTTGATTGATTAAATCTGTTTCTAATGTTGATATAATAGTAGCCTCATCCATACCATATAACCTCATACTGGATATTAATTGTTCTATTTCTAATACTGTAATGGCCACATCAGATTGTATTTTCTGTGATAGTATTGTTTCTACATCTTTAATATTTGGCATATTATAAAGTTTCTAACAGTTTCTTAAATTGTATTCTAGCTATCTTCTCAATATCTTTTTGATGTTTCTTACTTATACCGAACCACTCTCTTTTAGGTAAATGTCCTGCTCCTTCTTGGTGATATGATAATATATCTTCTCTATCTTTCGGTACAGCAATAGTAGCTTTGTTCTTCTTTCTTTCTTTTACAAATGTTCCTTGTGTCATTCTACCTGTGCCATATAATGGTGTGGGTGGTTTAGGTAATCCTTGTTTCCTTTTCTGTCTTATAGTTTCTGACTTTAATGGTGCTAACTTCCCACTAATACCTTCTCCTCGTGTTCCTCGTTTCCGTAAGTCTATTACTGTGGCATCAGCAACATCATTTAATATCACTTGAGTAATCTTTGGAAGTTTTTTCTTTAACCTTTTTAGTTTATTAGTCCTATTAATTACTATCTTTATTTCCGCCATTATGATTTCTCTATAATCTTTTTAGTAGCATCTTCCACAACTTTATAACTCTGTTGTATCTTATCCACGTGTCGTTGGGAGAACTCTACAGCAATCTGTCCTATAATCTGTCTTGGGTTCTTAATAAGTGATTTAATATCAATACTATCAAGTATTACTTTATCAGCATCTTCTCCTACCTTCACTTTCAGGTCATCTAACTTATCTAAATACTTGTGTAATATAGTAGCCATTATATACACCTTATATTAATGGAAGGATTGGAGTAGTTTGTTTAGATGCCTGTTCAGCATCTGCTTCAGCGATTATATCATCAAGTTCTTCTTCGGTAATGTCGGGGTTCCGTTTCTCCAATAATCTCTTTCTGGAAGTCAATCCTAATGTGAGATCGTGTTGTTCTTGTGCTCTTTCATCTTCACTGGTAATAGTTAAATCAGGTTCTACGAAATTAACACTATATTCATCTCCAACTGATATTCCATGAGTCTCTAATATAATTCTATCTAAATTGTATCTGATCTGTTCGTGTGGTCTCCATATATCTTGTATACCGGCTTCCCTCTGTTCTGTATTCTCTACTTCCATTAACTGCAATGCACGACCTGATGGAATATCTCCACCTTCACTTGCCCACTTTAATTGTAAATGGTTATTTTGAGCTGCCTGATTAACGAAGAACTTTAAGTTATTTATATGTTTAGCTGTATCTCCACCTTCTACTCTACCAAATGTAAATCCTTCTGGTAATCTTATTACATCTTGTACGCCGTGTGGTAATCGTTCTCGTTTAGTTTGTTCGTTCCAAGGGCCACTAATATACTTAATACCTAATGCATCTATCCTATTGGCTAATGCTAATTGAGTTAGTCCTAAATCTACCTGTTGATTTGCTACCATTAAATCTGTAGCTCCTTCTACCCACCAAGTTCTCGTTTGAGGTGACCTATGGGTAAATAATATAGGCAATACTCCATACGGGTTAATATTGTCTTCATTTATACTAAAAACTTTTCCATTATTATCAAATAAGAAATGTTGTCCTCGTGTAAACTCACCTGTGCTTGGGTCTATAGCGTCTGCCGACCAGAATATCCATTTCTGTTCGTTCATACGAGCATTACCTCTTAATGATACTGGATAACAGCATGCAAAAGGTTCTGTCTTGCCTGGTAAAAAGAATACCTTAAAATCGTGGATAGTTTCATATTTAATTTGTTTTGATAGTTCATCATAATAACTTAACTGAGCCATACTACCTAATAGAAAGGTTAGTTGTTCCATCCTTCTACGCATAGTATTTAGATTCTGTGTATCTATATTGTCTATATACTTCTCATCTGTAATCATTTCAGGCGATTTCTTATATACTAAACTCCTGGCTCTAACAAACCTACCTAATAGATTACTGGTGAATATAGGTACTTCTGTTGATATTCCAGCTCTAAAAAACCTTCTTATATGTTCGTCTGTTCCACTATGCTCAAAATAATCCAATAACATATGTCGTGTATTCTCACGTTCATTCTCAATAAAATCTAATTCAGCTTTTAATGATTTATGAATGCTTTTAGTGGATAAATCTTCCATTACTATTCCATCAGCAATTCTTTCGTTGTTTACTCCCATTTTAACTTTCTCCTAAATGCTCAAAATATGCGTCTAATACAGGCATAATACTTGATATAATTTCGTATTTATTCATTAATGTATCTAACTTTTCGTGCAAAGTATTTAATGCTATTATTCGTGATTCATTTTGTATATAAATATCAGCTAATAAATCATTATTATTCTTTTGCATTTCAAGTATACCATTTAATTTATCTTGAGTTATTTGTTCTATTATTTTTTGTTTTTCCATTACAGGTTTTCTGACCACTCCATACTTGTAATACCTACTTGTCCTACTGGATGTCTATATTCTACAGGATACATTGCTGCCTGTAATGCGTGGGTTCTACCAGCGTATTCTTGTGATTTATCTATTCTACCATCTGGCTTTCTTAATACTTGTTCGCAATCTGATATTAATTCTTTACATTTCGGGTCAATAGTCATATTAATCTTTCCTTCAGCATCTTTTAATTTCCTATTCCAAGTGTTAATAAGTGCGTTATGGCTAGGGTGATAATTCCTTGTAATTACATTAAATCCTAAATCTCTTAATATCATATGGTCGCTCTGTTTTGCTGAAGTGCTCCTACTTTTGCCCGTTGGGTCTGGATAAACCTCTACTAAATCTGGATGTTGTTCTTTTAATCTACTGGCTAACTCCATAGTATTACTATTATGTAATCTTATCTCATCGTAATAATGTATATCTCCATTACCATACTCACAAGCTATCTCAGCGCTCATATAATCCACATTAAA